GAGTGGTGAACATGACCGGGGAGCCCGAGCCCTTGTAGGCGTCGAAGGACCGGATGATCTGGTCCATCTTCTGCTGCACGGTGGAGTTGGACTCCAGGGTGATCTTGTGGGCGTACATGTCGTCATCGGTGGCGATGGGACGGAGACGCTCTTCGTCAACCTTGTCCTCGGAGGAGATGTCGCGGCCGTCACCGACGAGAACGCAACGCGCGACTTCCTCGTCCAGCATCAGACGCATTTCCGCCTTGAGGAAGGCCACCACGTCGAGGTCAGTGATGTCCAGGATGTCATCCCGGTCCAGCTTCTGCTTCTTGTAGATGGTGGTGGGTTCGGTCTTGCGCTTCAGGAGCTTGAAGACCTCTTCCTTCTTCAGATTACCCCTGACGTAGCCTCGGGCGCGAGCATCGTCGGCGGTGATGTCGGCGTGGATCGTCTTGATGCGGGAGATCGGCGAGTGCTTCGTGCCGGTCAGGACCTCGGAGACCCATTCCATGCGCCGGGAGATGAACTCCGGGGTGTTGGAGATGGCCTTGGCGTCCGGGAAGAGGAACTCGATGTCATCGATGCCGTAGGTGCCGGCGTGCTCCAGGAAGACTTCCTTGAAGGACTCGGCGCCGTTACCCTTCTGAGCGGCGGCGAAGATGGTGGAGAGCTCGTCGTGGGAGAGGGTCTTGCCCTCGGACTTGACGTTCTGGGATTCAAAGATACGGGGCATGTTGGCGAAGCCTTCCTGGATTGCGTGGGTAAGGACATCGGGGTCGATGTCAGAGTGCTTGGCGGATCCGCCACCGGCCTTGGCGTCTTCAACGGCCTTGCCGATGAGGAAGTAGAGGACGTTTTCCTGCTCCGGAGAGAACGAGTCGAGGACGTCCTGAACGGTCTTGCCATCTGCATGTGCGAGGTTGGACATGTTGTCCCCTTCTGCGTTGTTGGAGTGTTTGAGTGCGTCACCGATCAGTGACTGGAAGATTTCTTCCTGATCCTCGTCGAATGAGTGGAAGATCTCCTGGACACGTTCGGGATCCAGGTCGCTCTCGGTACCGGTAAGAGCCGAGTGAAGCAGTGAGTGAACTACTTCCTTCTGGTCATCTTCCAGTTCCTCAAGGAATTCCTGGATCTCTTCGTGGGAGATTTCATCGTCATCATCAGACTCGTCAGAGTGAACGAGATCGATGCCCTGGTTGAAGTACATGATTGCTTCACCTTCGAGTGCTTCTACGGAATCGCCATGTCGAATGTAGACATTGTCGATGAGTGCGCCAGGATTGGCTCCCGCAAGAACAAGACTTACTTCCTTGATGTCTCCATGGAAGACTTCCTTGTTCTTCTCTTGCAGCCGGTTGGCGTAAATCGACAGGGACTCAACGTCGCCATGTCGAACTGCTTCCTTTGCTTCAAGAGCTTTCGGGCTGTTGTTGAAGAATGCGTGTGCGTAGACACCTTCTTCTCGGTGAGACAAGATCGCGTAACCCAGAATGGATGTCGGATCATCGTGTCGGTGCTGCCATACTAGCGGCACCTTCATCTTGTCCTGGTGCTTGAACGCGCCACCCATGATAGTCCTACCATCGGAGCACTTAAGCCCATTCTTAGTGGCCCAGCCACTGAAATCTGGTTCTGCCATTTTGAAGTTTCACCTTCCTTTCTTAAGTTGCTTCCGGTGGTATCGGATCGGGTGGAGTTGCCGGACCATTTGGTGGTTCCTCATTGGGCATGTTCGGGTTGTTCAGCTTGTCAGCAGACTCATCGCTCGAAGGTGCGAACCCGAGAATCCCACGAATTTCGTTGGATGTCAGGATCTTGTTACGAATGAACTTGTCGCCAATGTCAGCGATAGCGCTAACGGGCATCAAGCTAAAGGCATCCACATTGAACATGATCGAGTGACCGTAGGCCTTAGACCGAGACGTCTTGGAGAGGAACTTTCGGGACATCTCCTGAGTAACCGCCTTGAGAATTGGCTTAATGGTTCGGTTGTTATAGTTCAGCATCTCTGCCTCGCTAGCCGTACCATTAAACACGCCTGCTGTTAGACCAAGCTGGGCATAGAGCGAGGCTTCAAGCTTCTCGATCTGAGCCAACATGTTGTTCTCTGCGGGACGGTTCAGCTGAGTGATTCGTTCGGTACCATCTGTGTAGGCAATACCATACTTACCATTCTTGAGCTGATCNTCNATGTCTTGCCGACGGTTGTTCGCCTGCTGTCGCCNAGCTTCCGACTTGATGACNTACGGAAGCTGGATGATGAGGTCAAGCTTTCCCGAACCNGCGGCTTCATCGATTGAGTCTAGAAGACTCAGTTTTCGAATCAGACGCTGAAGGGTTCCGTTGGGCTCATTCATCACGGAGTACAGAGGATTCTCAACAATAGCCACATTCTTCTTGAGCATTGTGACGTCTTGCCGCTGACCAGTTTCCTGGTTGTACACGGACATTGTCACTTTGTTTGGGAACCACTTGACGATCTTGCCAACCCGGAGTTCTTTTACATCGTACGACATAGTCTCATCAGGACTGAGGTCCGTTTCGACTGGAACGATAGCGATCACGCCTTCTTCGAACATAGTCTGAGCCATGTCCTGTTTAAAGGCGATGGCTGACTGATCGAGGTTAGCATCAAGGGTCATACACTCGTTCAAGAAACTGTTTACGGTCTCTTTGTACCTGCCATTTTGATCAAGCTTGACATGCGTGATGTCTACCTGAGAAACATCGATACTAAGTCGAGTGTAGATGGATGCTATGATTGAACGATCGTTAGATATGCGCGATCGCTGTCTCTGCGGAGCTGTTGAGCCATAAGATACAGCTCCAGGATTCCAATCCCCAAACCGATCTTCGGTGCTACTACTGAAAGCACTCCATGCGTGAACTAGTTTGTCTTTAAAGCCCATTGGTCACCTCCTCTCTTTGTTCAGATGGGATTCGAGTACTAACCTTTGAAGTTCTTGATTTGATCGAAGATGTCTCCAGAGGTCTTCTTGAACTCAGGCGAATTGATCAGAGTCTTCCCTTTATCGAGAAGCATCTTATCGATCCCCTTCTTGTGTGCATACATTGCACCGCCGACGAGAATTGCCGCAGTGGCATTGGCGTACTGAGAGTTACCATTCAGGATGTGTCGAACACCCTTAGCGGTTTTAACAGTGGCAGCATTGCGGTCAGTTCGCTTACGCTGTTTGACCGCCTTGTTCGTCGCCTTCTCCATGTCCTGATTACCAAAGTGGCGATCATAGGCTTCGGCATATGCAGGATCGTTCTTCTTACGAGCTTCGACCTGTGTTTTAATCAACTTGCGTCGAGTGCCAGCGCCTTCACCGTAGTACATCTTAGCTAGGGCTGCTTCTTTAGCATCCTTAGCCGCAGCTCGATCAGTGCTTCGAGGAGTTGTGGCTGGGCGATTTGATCGCTTACCCCACCGCATTCCTTTCACACCGTAGTGCATAAGGAACTCGTCAACCTCAGCCATGAGCAGCGAGGCCACCCATAACTGCCGCCAAAGTCATCAACCCTGCCGCAGCAATCATCTGCTTCTGAGCTTCTTTGTGTGTGGACAAAGAAGCGGTGTTGAAAGTGGTAGTGAACTGATCTTTGTGTTCGTTCAACACTTTCTTCGCCGCTGCTTTACCAACAACCTTCTTGTCGACCTTGTATTGCTTTCGGGCGTCGTGAAGCTGTTGGGCTTCTTTATCCAAGCGTCCACGGGCGCCGATAACATCGTCATCCCACTGTTTCTTAAACGCTTCTTTAACAGCTTTTCGGTCAGACTTGACCTTTGCTCGGACTTCCTTGCGTGATTTACCACCCGAGGAATCGGATCCTGACGACGAGGAAGCGGATCCTGACGACGAGGAAGCGGATCGCTTACCCCACCGCATTCCTTTAACACCGTAGTGTTCAAGGTAATTGTCTACCTCAGTAGTCATACTAACTCCATCGCTTTTTCTTAGATTCGTCGATCTGTTTGACTTTAGCCGCAGATGCTGTGGAAATCTTTCGCATGATGATCTCATTGGTCCGATCCTTTGCGAAACCAGTAGCCTTAGCTTTGATTCCGGTGCGAGGAGGATTGGTTCCAAGATTCTTGAGGTCATCATACGACGTATTCTGGATCTTCTTGATCGCCACTGCTTTCGCTGTGTCGAAACCCTTCACCTTAGCCTGTTCGACCAGACCCCTCTTGGGTGCCGGAGGAATAGGCTGCTGCATTGCTGCGGCACTGAAGATCAAGTTGGCTTTACCAGCCATCATGGTCTTGTTCGTAGTCAAAGTCTGAACCGGCATCTCTCCGAAAGAAAATCCAGCTCCACCATTAGCCTTCTTGTCCATTAGATTGAAAGCGATTGCTGCGCCGACGGCTACCGTAGTAGCTACACCGACCGCAATAGCGATCTTCTTTTCACGAGACATTTTAGGTTTTGGTTCGCTGATAGCATCACCTGAACGCCGCTTACCCCACTTCATCCCCTTGACCCCATAGTGGGCAAGGAATGTATCAACTTCATTCTCCACTAGGGGCTCCTATTCTCTATCCGGAAGTTTTAGACTTGCCTGGGCTTCAGGTATGATGTTGGTTCTGAAATGTGCGTCTGCTGCTTTATACAGACGTTTTCGTTCACCCCATTTCATTCCCTTTACACCATAGTGCACAAGGAAATCATCTACCGGATCACTCATCTGATTCCCATCTGTTTGTCGGTTTTGTATTCTCGGAGCTTCATAACTTTGCGCTGAGCATCATTAATTTCAGCTGCCGAGAGCTGACGAACATTGGTAATCTTTACTGTGCCCTTGGGATTCAGAAGAATGGTCGGTTTCTTGCTCCAAATTCCGGCATCGTTGTCATCGATCAATGCGTCGTAGCCCTTGGCTTTAACGGTGTCGAAGTAAACGTTGTTGAACTTGACGTCCTTGTTACCAGCAAATTTGTTGAACTTTTGGTAATACTGCAAACCAACCTGCTTGGCGTTTAGCTCGTCAATCTCACCCTTGTAGCCGTTCTCGGCAAGCCACTTCTTACCGTCCTTTGTCTGAAGCGTCTCGATAAATGTATCAACACGTTCTTTAGGGGAGGGCATAGATAGCCTAGTCTTGGTCTCCAAAGAAACCTGATAAGCGCTGTGGTACTGCTTCTTGCCAGCTTTGAATCCATTGGTGAATGCTGGAATAGTAGCGGTATACATGTCGTGGTCAGATTTCAACTGCGACACATACATGTACCCACCACTAAGAGCATCTCTATTGACGCCCTTAACCACTCGACTCAGATCGTGACCCTTGTCAAGGTACTCTTTACCGGTAGCTAGATTGTTGTACCAGGTCTCGTCAAATTTCTGACGCTCCTGAATACCACGACCCCTCGCCATGTAGCGAACCATGTTGACGTTCGCCATCTGACGCTTAGCAATGTTGTTAGCGGTATCTTTTGTTGCTACTTCCTGGTACTCGCGGATGTGATCTTTCCGAACACCCCACTTCATACCCTTTACACCGTAATGAGCGAGAAAATCGCTTACTTCAGCAGGCATTAGTAGTTCTTCCGGAGTATCTCATCGAGAATGGGTGTCGGAATAAGTGGCGTCATTGGGTACGGTGACGGAGCTTTTGGCTTAGCTTGAGAAGGTGTCGACTTAGGTAACCCTCCAAGTCTGTTCTCCGGAGGGTCGTACTTAGCTTCAACGTTATCTTTGATCATAGGCCAAACTTTAGCTATGGCTTCATCCAAGTTAGTGACATTCTTAGCCAGAGATTCCGGAAGGATTACCTCATGAGGAATTACTCGACCCGCATGATCTTTTCGACCGAGAGGATCCGGGAATCGAGCAGCAACTTTCTCATTGTTGTCTCCATAGCGCTTGAATACGTGTCTCTCAGGAGTGTCATACCCGAAGGCTTCAGTGTACTCAATGAGTGGGTCTTTAAGTCCACCTTTCTCGTACATACTGAAGCCTTTGTTTTTAGCCCTTGTTGCGTGAAGAAGACTATCGAGAGTTTCCTTAACCAGTTTTTCAGAAGATTCTTTGTCGATGTTCTGAGGCACTTTAGAGCCTGAGTTTTTAGCTACGTAAGCGGTACCTACTGCTACTGCTCCAACAACAGCTGCGGTACCAATGATAACGGCAGCTTTCTTGAATTTAGCTTTCTGTTCAGGAGTAAAACGAGTTTCTCCTTCAGGACGCTCTTTACGACGCCCCCACTTCATTCCTTTAACACCGTAGTGCATAAGAAAATCATCTATTTCATTGGTCATTCGAATGCCTCCTTAGTGGCCTTGTATGCGACGTATGCGTCCATCATGGCCGCGACATTATCAATCTTCTGATCCTGCCGCTTCTTAAGAAGCTTTCGGTTACCATTGGTGTCTTCGATTGTGATCGCGTTACCCATGGCAAATGACATCAGAGCCTGGTCGAAGAGCAGCATCTCATCTTCGGAAAGCTTCTTCAGCTCACCGAGAGGTACTGATTCGGTCCTCGCGCCCTGGATGACTTTGACGATTCCATAGTCACCATTCTCAGCTGCCCAACGGGCAACGAACTCGGTAGCATTGTAAGGGTCATACCCGAAGGCGCGAACATCGTAGGCGTTCTCTTGGATGTGGTCATCGAGATCCTCGTAGACTTCGATCATGTCAAGAACTGTACCGTTGAGAACGTGGAGAGTTTTCTCTTCACGGAACTCCTGATACTTCGCTCGCATAGCGCCAGGAAGTTTCATGAGCGTGTTCTCAGTAATGTAGCTTCGGGTCTTTACTCCGAACTCTCCATTAGGTTTAGGAAACAGGAAAGTGAAGGCACAGAAGTCATCACCCTGTGAGAGGTCGGCTCCCATAGCACAAGGTAGCCCCTTGAA